ATCAACGCAGCCAACTTCGATGGGATTATTGGCGCTAATACGGCGGCTGCTGGAGCTTTCACTACTTTGTCAGCTACAGGTGTAACAACCGTGCAGGCTGGAACAGCGTTGTTGCCTGCCATCACCACTACAGGCGACACCAACACAGGTATATGGTTCCCTGCCGCTGACACCATTGCCTTTACTGAGGGTGGTGTTGAGTCTATGCGTATTAACTCCAGCGGCAAGGTTAATATTGGAGGCGCTACAAGCGCAACAGTCATGTTGGAGGTTATTGGAACTGATGCAATGTTGGTTCCCGTGGGTACAACAGCGCAGCGCCCCACAGGTGCGTCTGGTTATTTGCGCTTCAATAGCTCAATTACACAGTTTGAAGGCTACAACGGTACTGCTTGGTCTTCTGTTGGTGGCGGTGCTACTGGCGGCGGAGCCGACCAAGTGTTTATTGAGAACAGCCTTATAGTCACAACCAACTACACAATAACAACAAGTAAAAATGCAATGTCTACTGGCCCAATCACCATCAACAGCGGTGTCACTGTAACCATCCCCACCGGCGCTCGCTGGGTTGTTCTGTAAAGGAAATATATGTCATCAGTCGTTATATCAGGAGACACCAGCGGTGCAGTAACAATATCAGCGCCTGCTGTTGCGGGTACTAATACGTTGACGCTTCAAGCGGGTACTGCCACAAATTCGATGAATACGCTGGGTACATCAATAACTTTAACTAATCAGACTGCGCCCGAATTTACTGCCCTTCCGTCTTGGGTAAAAAGAATTACGTTAAATATGTCTGGTGTATCTACAAACAGCACAGGAACACCTATTATTCAGTTGGGTACAGGGTCAACAACTTATACAACAAGCGGGTATTTATCTTCTGTTTCTATTCTTGGCGCTTCAACAGTTGTAACATCACTTTCACTTTCAGGTTTTGCAATATCTGCTAGTCATACTGCTGCTTATTTAATTGGTGGAAATATTGTTCTAACAAATGTTACAGGTAACACTTGGGCTTGTTCTGGAGTTTCAGGATTATCAAATACAGCAGGCACTATTATTACAGGTGGCTCTATTGCACTTGGGGCAGCATTAACAGCGGTTCGTTTTTACATTGATGGGACGCAGTTTTTTGACGCTGGCACTATAAACATTCTCTACGAGGGTTAAATCATGTCGATACTTGCATTAACTTCCAACACGCTGACAAGTCCAGCCGCAGCGGGGCAGATTGAATATTCAAGCCCGATCTATGCCGCTACACCTATTGGTACACAGCGAGGCATTGTTCCAACTCAGCAGTACTACAGACTTGATTCTGCTTATGCTGGCTCTAATGCAACTGGTGGGCAAAACATTTTTGGTGTTGGCGTGACGCTATCAGCAAGCACTGTATATGAGTTTGAAATTAATGCCATATTGAGTAAAACTGCTGGAGCAACATCTCATGCGATCAGTATCAATTTTGCAGGAACTGCAACAGTAAACAACATTTCATATATTGCAAACGCATATTTGTCTACTTCATCAGGAGCTCAAGCTAGTTATCTGCCATCAATTTGTGGATATAGCACGACTACTGGAAGCACAACTTTTTCTCCCGCTGTTGCAAGTGCAAATACATTTGTTTTTTTCCAACTTAAAGGCACTGTGTCAATTAATGCTGGCGGTACATTAATCCCGCAATATTCGTTATCAGCAGCACCAGGAGGTGCTTATTCAACAGCCGCTGGTAGTTTTGTTCGTATCGCACCTTTAGGCGCATCAGGCGCTGCAACCAATGTTGGAACTTGGAGCTAATCATGGCAGTAACAATTAATGGATCAGCGGGGGTAACGACCAATGCGGGTGGGTCTGTTAACCCATCTACCAATGTGGATGGTATTAACTATTCATGCCGTGCTTGGGTAAGTTTTAATGGAACGGGTACTGTTGCAATTCGTGGAAGTGGTAATGTTTCCAGCATTACAGATAATGGTACAGGCGATTACACAGTGAACTTCACGACTGCTATGACTGATGCAAATTATGCTTTTAATGGGACAACTCAAAATTACAGTACCACTGTTGGTACAGCGCCAAATGTAGTAGCCGCATCACTTAACGCAAGTCCAACAGCATCAGCATTTCGTTTAGAAGTTAAATTTGGTGGTGGTGGCGTAACTGATTTGCCATACGTTTCAGTTTCAATTTTTAGATAGAGGGCAACCATGAAAAGAATCATTTACCCAACTGATGATGGCGGTGTAGCAGTCATCATTCCAACACCAGAGGCACTTGAGACAATGAGCATTGAAGAAATTGCCGCCAAGGATGTGCCTGCTGGAAAGCCTTTTAAGATTATTGACGTTGCTGACATTCCAACAGACCGAACATTCCGCAACGCATGGGAGTATTTAGAATGATTACCATCAATATCACCAAAGCTAAGACCATTGCTCACGACAAGCGCCGTGAAGCTCGCTCTGCGGAGTTTGCGCCATTGGACATCAAGGCAACCATTCCATCTGAGGCAACAACGGCAGAAGCTGCAAGACAAGCTGTGCGTGACAAGTACGCCGCCATGCAGACGGCAATTGATGCAGCAACCACCACTGACGAAATCAAAGCAGCAATGCCGCAATAAGGGGTACTCACCGCTGCCCCATCCCAGCGGTGCTTTGGAGCAAACCATGAACGACAAAAAAATTGAACTGACCTTGGGTCTGGTGAACGCTGTTATGCAGTATCTGGGTACACGTCCTTATGCTGAAGTGGCTGACATGATTCAAGCCATTCGCGAGCAAGCCATCCCCCAAGTGCCAATGCCTGAAGCCAAAGCTGAAGTGCCTGCGGAGTAATCATTGACCCTCTCAGCATTCTTTTTGCTGCCAATGCCTGTGTCTCTGCTATCAAGCAGGGATGCAAGCTGTACAAAGACGCTAAAACGTCTTTCATGGAGATCAAAAAGACTGTTGATGAGGTTGTTACAGATGCCAAAGCAGTCAGAAGTTTTTGGCAAAAGCTTTTCGGATCAGCGCCCACCGCAAGCTCCAAGCCTGTGGCGAAAAAGAAGGAAGCCTACGTTGCCGTTGACGAAACCCAAGTCATGGCAGACATCGTTGTCCAGCTTTCCAACTTTTTTAAACTGCAAGAACAGCTTGCCGACCACATAAGGGAAGAGGAAGAAAAGAGTAAGACAGTCTACGACCCTGATGCAAACCTGATGGAAGCCGCCCTGAAGCGGGTAATGGCTCAAGACCAGATGGCGTTGCTGGAGACGGAGATAAGAGAAGCGATGGTGTACGGCGCTCCTAAAGAGATGGGTGCTTTGTATTCCAAAGTGTTTGATATGCGGGATGTCATCAAGATAGAACAGGACAAAGCAAGGAAGAAACGGGATGATGAATCATGGCAACGCAAGGAAGAGGAGCGGCTCCTAAGAGAAAGGCAGGCGTATCTGCTGGCGACTATCCTATTCCTCCTATATATGTGGTTGCTCCTCGGCCTCTTGTACAAGACTGGGAGATAGTTGTGGGGTGGATTGCTGCTTGTGTTCTTGTGGTGCTGATGTTGCCCTTGCTTGGGATGCTGTACATGGATGTGCTGCAAACCAAAAAAGAAGCTCAGACGCAGATTGAAAAGATGGAAAAAACACGCAGAGAATTTGAACAACAGAAACGCAAGGAAGAAAAATGAGTGAAGAAAAAATTCAAGCAATGGAAACCAAAAGCGCTTTGGTTGAAAAAATCACATTTGCTTTGTTGCCTCTTTTGTTTTCGTGCGTGGTTTACCTTATGTCCGCGCTATCCAATTTGTCCCATGAAGTCACCATCCTAAACAGCAAAATAAGCTTGGTTGTGACTTCTGACAACAAGCAAGCCAGCAACACGGGCGCTGAGTTGGCAAGGGAGAAGTTGCGTCAGGACTTGGAAAAAGAAATCCAAAAGAACCGTGACGACATTCAAGTCAACCGTTTGCACATTGCCATCTTGGAAGACAGGGCAGGAATGAAACCTACATTCAAAAAGGAAGATAAATGATTCCAATAGTCGCATCCCTCCTCGGTAGCCTAGCCCAAAACGGGCTGGGTTTACTGTCCAGCGCCATCCAAGCCAAAGGCAAAGAGGTGGTTGAGAAAACGCTTGGCGTAAAGATTCCTGACGACCCGACACCTGAAGATGTAAGCAATCTGCGCCAGCTTCAGTACGAACACGAAGAGCGCCTGCTTGAACTGGGTATTGAGAAGGCCAAGATGGAGTTGGAGGAGATGAAGGTGCTGGCGGCAGCGGCGCAAAACGAAGATGACAACGTCCGACCCATGAGCCTGATTGCCATTTTCTTTGGTTATTTCCTGTTTGCCATGATGAGCGCCTTTGGTTTAAACGCCAACGAGTCCTACGTCCAGTTGCTTGGGCAGTGGGGGATGCTGATAATGGGCGCATACTTTGGTGGCAGAACCATTGAGAAACTAGCTGAAATGAAAGGCAAAAAATGAGCCTCAACACTGAACAAGCGGCGTTTTTGCTGGACATGTGTAAGCTAATCCAGTACGCTACAGACCAAGGATTCGTGGTGACCGGCGGGGAACTTGCCCGTACTCCCGAACAGCAAGCCATTTATTTTAAGACGGGGCGTTCCAAGACAATGAATTCCATCCATCTAAAGCGCTGCGCCATAGACTTGAATTTCTTCAAGGACGGAAAAATCATTTGGGATAAAACAATCCTTGCACCGCTAGGCGCATATTGGGAGACCCTGCATCCAAAGAACCGCTGGGGCGGCAACTTTAAGTCCCTTGTTGATTGCCCTCATTTTGAGCGCAATGTAGGTTAAATATGCCCTTACAAAAAATCCTCCTCAAGCCCGGTGTCAATCGTGAGAACACGAGGTATACGAGCGAGGGTGGTTGGTACGAGTCTGACAAAGTGCGGTTCCGGCAAGGCACACCTGAAAAGATTGGCGGCTGGCAGCGCATTTCAACTTCTACTTTTGTAGGGATTTGTCGATCTTTATGGAATTGGGTGACGCTTGGCTCCCTGAACCTGCTTGGTGTTGGCACAAGCTCTAAGTTTTATATTGAGAGCGGTGGTGTCTATAACGACGTTACACCCATCAGAACAACCACCACACTTACAAACCCGTTTACGACAAACGGAACAACAACTGTCACCGTTGCCGATGCTGCTGGCGGGTTCATTGACAATGACTACGTTACCTTCTACGGTGCAACGGCTGTTGGTGGACAGACTATTTCTGGCGAGTATCAGATAACCTTTATAAACTCAACCTCCTACACCATAACAATTGCTGCGGCTGCTACTGCCGCCACTGGCGGCGGTACTGTTTATGCGGTGTATCAAGTTAATACCGGCCCAGCCTCTACCGCTCCTTTGACGGGCTGGGGGGCAAGCACTTGGGGTTCGGGCACTTGGGGTTTTGGTAGTACATCCACGGACGCGTTGCGTATTTGGAATCAGTTGAACTGGGGGCAGAATTTAGTGTACGGCCCTCGCGGGTCACCGCTTTATTATTGGGACGCCGCTATTGGTTTGTCAAATTCAGTGGTGTCTATGACTATTGCGTCCCCTTGCGTAGTAACAGCGGTAATAAATTTGCCGGACGGGACTCCAATTACGTTTGCAACCACAGGCGCTTTGCCGACAGGCTTGTTGCCCGGGGTTACTTATTACACCAAGTACTTAACAGCGGCAACATTTAATCTGGCTGCAACATCCGGCGGCGCATCAATAACCACTACTGGCTCGCAAAGCGGAGTGCAGTCAATTTCTCCTCGGGGCATTTTGTTGTCATCTTTGTCAGGTGCGGACGGCTATACACCGCTTTACCAAAACACTTTTACCATATCGGACGCAAGCCGTTTCTTGCTTGTGTTTGGTACGAACGACTACGGCAGCACAACACTAGATCCACTGCTTATTCGTTGGTCAGACCAAGAGTCGTTGACAACATGGTTTCCAGCGGCAACCAACCAAGCTGGTAGTGTGCGCTTGTCCCACGGCTCCAAGATTGTCACTACGCTGCAAAGTCGTCAAGAGATTGTGGTTTGGACAGATCAGGCGCTGTATTCTTTGCAGTACCTTGGCCCACCATATGTTTGGGGTACGCAGCTTTTAGCCGACAACATATCCATAGTTAGCCCCAATGCCGCAGCAATGGCTTCAGGTGTTACCTACTGGATGGGTGTGGACAAGTTCTATAAGTATGACGGGCGTGTTCAAACACTGCGTTGCGACTTGCGTCAGTACATCTACAACGACATCAACAAACTTCAGTTTGACCAAATATTTGCCAGCACCAATGAGGGGTTCAATGAGGTCTGGTTCTTCTATTGTTCGTCTGCTTCAAGCTCAATCGACAAATATGTTGTTTACAACTACACCGAAGATATTTGGATGTACGGCACATTGGCGCGTACAGCTTGGTTAGATACTGGGCTGCGCGATTACCCGCTTGCTGCCACATACAACTACAACATTGTCAACCAAGAGCAAGGTGTTGACGACAACGAAACGGGTACCACGCTGCCTATTGAAGCCTCCATTACATCCGCCCAGTTTGACATTGGGGATGGCCACAACTTTGCATTTGTATATCGCATGATTCCCGACATGACCTTCCGTGGATCTACCGCCAGTACAACACCCAGTGTGACAATGTACTTGCAAGGGCTGAATAACTCAGGTTCTGGTATTACTCAAACAGGCAACGCAGCCGTGGCATACAGCGGATCAGCGCCATCGGCCATCAACGTAGACGAGTTCACAGGGCAGCTTTACATCCGCATACGGGGTCGTCAGATGCAGATGAAGATTGCCTCAAGTGCCGTTGGCGTTCAGTGGCAGCTTGGTGCTCCGCGTATTGACATCAGACCGGATGGCAGACGTTAATGGCAACCACCACTAACAGGTATCGCCCAGTAGTTGCTCCGCGACTGCCTACGGCTACAGAACAGTACGACCCTAACTACATCAATCAGTTAAACAACGTCTTGCGTCTGTACTTTAATCAGCTTGATAACTTGACTGGGGTGTTATTGGGCGAGTCCGGTGGGCGATTTGTTCAATTTCCTTACGGAGCGTTTTCTAGCGACCAAGACCAAACCGCTACCGCAAACACTGCCACGTTGATGACGCTTAACACTACGGACTTTGCAAATGGTGTGTCCATAGCCACATCCAAAATTACGGTGGTAAATGCTGGTATATACAACCTCCAGTTCAGCGCACAGTTTCAAAACACAGACACTGCCTTCCAAGATGTTTACATTTGGTTAAAGCAAGACGGGGTAGATATACCGGGTTCGACTGGTTTTGTATCTATTCCAAACAGACATGCCGGAACGGACGGACACACAATCGTTGGTTGGAATTATTTTTTAAGTATGGCGGCAAGCGACTATGTGGAAATCTACTGGTCTGTACCTAATACCGCTGTAAGTATTCAGCACCTTGCTGCCTCCGGTACGCCAACCAAACCGTCTACCCAATCCGTCGTAGCCACAATGTCATTTGTATCGGCACTCTCAACATGACCAACACATCTAGCACTCCCACTGAATATATCCAATTCGATGAAGTCGATGACATTTGGATTCGGTCGTACACCATTGAGAAGGCAGGCTGCGGTTTATCCCAACATGTACATGAACACGACCACGCTACCCTCATTTCTCGGGGTACTATCGAGGCTTGGCAAGACGGGCAAAATATTGGACAATTCACTGCCCCTGCGGTGCTTACGATTCCGGCTGGCAAAAAACACCTTTTCAAAGCATTGACAGACGATGTGGTGCTTTGTTGTTTACATAATCTGCGTGGGACTGGCTTTGAGTCACCCCAATTCAAGGAGTAATTTATGCCAGCATTTGCCCTGACCGCCGCCGAGATTGCCGCAGCCGAAGCCGCTGCCATTGCCGCTGCCGAAGCCGCAGCGGTTCAAGCCGCACAAGTAGCCGCAGCCGAAGCTGCCGCACAAGCTGCTGCTACCGCCGCCGCCGAACAAGCTGCCGCACAAGCGGCTTCAGCCACAGCTACTAACGCCGCTACAAACCAGTCAGTACTTAACGCCGTAGGCGCAGGTGGCGGTGCTCCCGCATCAGCCGCACAAATGGGAGGTTATGGCGGTATTAACAGCATAGGCGCTGGCGCAGGGACAGGCGGCATTTCCAATTTGGGGTTTCAGACTTTAGCTCAAGAAGTAGGTGCGACTGGGGGTATTGAGACGCTACTAAGTGGCTTAAACACTCCTTCTGCGGTCACGTCTATGGCTCCTATGGCTCCTCCGCCTATGGCTCCTCCGCCTATGGCTCCTATGGCTCCTCCGCCTATTGCTCCTCCCCCTCCGCCTATGGCTCCTCCACCTATGGCTCCCCCTCCTCCGCCCATTCCGGATGTGAAGGCGGGGATGGACGCATCGCAAATAACAAACATCCCCCCTGCGTCTCCTCCTCCGCAAGCTCCTGCTCCTGTAAATCCCCCACCACAGGACAGAATGCTTAATTACGGAATGGAAACACAGGGTATGAAAGCGCCTTTGAATCAAACCGCAACGTACAACTTAACAGGGCCAGCGACACCACCCGCTCCAGAGCCAAACTTCTTGCAAAGCGCTTTTAAAGATTTCAAAGATATGCCTTTGAAGGACAAGCTGCTAACAGGCTTGATGGGTAGTACTGGGTATGAAATGCTGACTAGGCCCAAACCTAAAGAAAAAGAAAAATACAAATCTACATGGAACGCAGACGCGTATTCCGGTTACGACCCAACCCCTCCAACCCCTTACAAACCAAGGTACGCTGTTGGTGGCGGCATTTCTGACTTAGGCGGTTTTTCGGATTATGCTCGTGGTGGGCGTATGCTCAAAGGCCCCGGAGATGG